AGCTTTCGCAGCAATATCCTCAAGGGCTTTTTGTGCCCCCTTTAGGGTGTCTATTGTTTTATCTACTGCCCCAGTTATATTAGATGCTTTAATATCAGAAAACACCTTTTCATCTTTTATTGCACCATTAAATATTTGCCTGGATTCGGCTAATAGTTCTTGTACTTCTATGGTTATTAAATACGCATCTGGAATATTAAACTCTTGGCCGTTAATTTTCATATAATTAAATTGTCCCGTGTTTTGTATGTTTATATTTGATAATACGGCAATATTTTTTGCTCGTATTCCGGGTATATTAATTAGACATATTGCTGGTGGTCTTATACCAATAACATTAAGTTTATCGGGTAAATTATTATGTAATATTGTATCTATAAATGTTTTATTTCTCTCAATATCAACGCTTGGATTTATTGTGTTTAATAGATGAAATGAAAAGTTATAGGTTACTGGTCGTGAACCTTCCCAAGATTTTGCGGATTCTATACCAGCGGAAGGATAAAATGCCCTTGCTATTTGTGTACCAAGGTCTAATACTCTACTAACAGTTTCTCCTATAGTACCTTTATTTTCTCCCCATGTGTTTGTGATATTATGATGATACTCAGCGAAATATGGTAATGTATATGTATTACCCTTTTCTGCTTTGTCTACACCGTATAAGTTACTATACGCATCACTAGACAAAATAGTATTTCCTTCGTTAACTGTACTCCTACCAATATATGATGCAAAAAATTTGATAGCCTGTGTTATATTAGACGCAGATTGTTGAAATTCTTCTATTATAATTCTTGGTGCTTCGGCTCTGGCAAGTGCTTGGGTAGAAACTGTCCAACTATAGTCTTTAACTACATTTACATCACCGTCTTTATCTTTACCAATTAGTTTAAGCTTTTCGGTCATTATGCTACTCCATGTAATAGTTCCCACACCTTCATCTTGTGATTATATGATTCATCATAGGCAAGTGCCCTGTGTGACCCTATATCACTATTTATACCTGGTAGTGGTTGTGATGTGTTATGTTGCGCCACACCACGTTCTAACATCTTAGAACTGATTAATAATAAATCATCAAACTTATCTTTAATAGTATTCATAACAGATGTAAGGTCAAACATTTGTTTATCTAGGTTTTTATTTTCTACAACTATATTATCCTTTACACCAATAACGGTATCACCCTCTGAAAACCGTTGTAGTGGCTGACCTTCCCTATAAATAAAGTCGTTTGATGTACCTTCAGCGATACTAACAGATTTATCATCTTTGTTGCCCAATATAGAACTAAGAATAAACCTATCAGGATCTAATTCCTTATCATCAGTAAAAGAGCCTCTTCTTCTTTTAAACCACTCCCATGCTATTTCATAACCCCTTAAAGAATTTTCGTTTATGTTTTTTTCACTAAATGCTTTCTGGTGTCTAGTTGCAACGCCTTCTTTAAATTTTTTCCACCGATCTTTAAATAACTTATCAAGTGCCATATCTACAGATAGTATAATTTGTTTTGGAATAAATGTTGTCATGTTGATAATTGATTCAGTAATTAGTACATATTTTTCCCAAATCCCGTCTGCCTTCTCCCAGTCAGACTTCATTTTATCCTTTGCTTCCATAAAATCTGCCGCTATTATACCCAGACCTTTCCCAATTGCTATAAAACTAGCAGCAATATTGGTAGCCCACCATTCTTTTTTGCCAAACTCAACTAATTCACCTCTGGCCGCCCTTCCAATATTACCAAAGAACAAACCTATTTGACCAAAAATATCTTCTACTGTTAACTTTATTGTTTTAATTAATATAGGCAAATCGTTTTCAACCCAAGGTATAAGGTCTTCATTAAACCATTTTGGAAGGTATATTGTAAAAAACGGTATAAATTTGTCCTTAAACCAAAGTTTGATTGCATCCCATTTTTCTGGATTATCATAAAAGTATTTTAAAAGCCCCATTAACGCAATAATACCAACCGCCTTTAGTGCCGTTTTGAAAAATCCGTCTCCTTCCTTTTCTGGCTTCATACCTTTTATTTGTTTTTTATCTGTACCAGGAAGTGCTCCACTTAATTGTTCTATTGCTTTATCATCAAATTCCATAATAATAACAGGGTCTGGGTGTTCGGTAAACGCCTCTCTTCCTTCAACATCAGTTTTTTTGTCTGCGGAAACACTTAGTTTTTCAAACATACTATCAATAAGACTTTGTATTTCTTTATTGTCTTTGTTTTCTGGCTCCTTATCATCTTTGCGTGGTAGTATCAACATAGAAATTTTATCTGATATTGTTTCCAGTGGTGGTAGCAACATAGAAATTTTATCTGATATTGTTTCCAGTGGTGGTAGCAACATAGAAATTTTATCTGATAATGGTTCAGTGCCGGTAAGTTTATCATCAGTAACTTCCACACCTTTAGGTGGTAATAAAGAAGAAATCTTATCTCCTATTTTTTCAACACCAGTAAGTTCAACATCAGAACCAGCCGTTTCTTTTTCTGTTTTATCTTTTTTTGTTTGTTTTTTAGTTGCTTTAGAAAGTTCTTTAGGAAGCAATGTTTCTTTGGTAGGAATATTCTCCTTTATTGCTTTTAGTATTTTATTTTGTAAATCAGCATATTGTTTCGCAAATCGTTCGTTTTGTGCTTTATCTGATCCAAGTATATCTGTTATATTAGCACCAGCCGTTATATTTTTCCAATTGGATTTTGCAGCAACCTTCTTTATCCATTCTAATATGTTATTTTGTTGTGTCTCAATTTTAGTAGCTATAGCTTTTTGTTTTTTACTATCTACACCAGTTATAGAACCTATGGTTACAGGATCGGAACTAAACTTCATAGAGGTAGCCCCAGCCTTTATTCGGTTAGTTACGACATCTAATGCGTTGGATATTTTGGTTTTCATTTCTGACCCAAAAGAAGAATCACTGCCTAGAACTTCAATAAGCAATTGATTCATATCTATTGTGCCATCATTTACTATATTACGTGCCATATTATACTCCTACACTGCCAATACTTGGTCCCGAAGATTTGGAACTTTTTCTTTTTTGTTCCTCTTCCTTTTCCTGTATATAATACTGTATATATAACCGTCTTTCTGCTGGCGAAATACGCTCTACATACTCAGCAGAAAACCCAAGTTTACTAGTCATATTATATATGTCCATTAATACAGCATGAAGGTTATCCCTAAAAATAAATTTTAAGAAGAAGTAAAAAAATTGCCATCAATGGCAAACGTTTCCTCCTTAATTTCGGGTTCTTCCTCTGTACCAATATTAACCTTTACAAGCGATACCTTATCAATTTCCTTTTTTGTTTTACTAATATAATTTAATACACCCTTACTGATTCGTTCGGGTAATTTTTCCAATAGTGCAATTCTATTACGGAAAGACAATGCATTAAGATCAACTTTAGTTATTTTATCGCCATCTTTTATAGATAAGCCTCTAACATACTTTGCTATTTCTCCGATAAAAACATCTCCAATACTTTGTCTTAGCTCGTCGTAATTTTTAATGTCTTTAGTCTCGGTGTTTTTACGCATCTCTTCTTCTAGTTTATATTCATTTAAAATTGTGGGTATTCCACACTCAACACTATATACACCACGTTCATCAGTGTATGTTTCCACGTCTGGAAGTGTTATGTTATTCTTTAGATCACTTATTAATTTTTCCAGACTAACACCACGTTTAATTGTTTTCTTATCGGCAGGATTACCAACAGGAATGTTTAATTCAATTAAATCGTTAACACATACAGAACGCATCTTCATTGATATCATTAGTTTATCCAGTATTGTTAAACTATCTATATCAACAGTAGTATCTGCACAGTTTTCCTTTAATACTTTACGTAGTGTAAAAATAAATTCGGTGTTATAAACCGGTGAATCAATAATAGACTTAATAAGTCTCTTCTGCTGACTTGTATTAATTTCTCTAAACATAACGTTTCGTTTTAATGAAGGAACCCATACTTCATATGCGAACACTTCGTTAACACGATCCATCATACCTAGAAGTTCTTCCATGCTGCCCATTTCATTTTTAACGCTTACTTCACTCATTTGTACTCCTTATTTTCTTGTGTCATTACTATTTATGACAACCAACTGCGATGGTATATTACCATCATATGTTTGATCATTATTTGATACGTTAACTAACTTTGCTTTAATTTGGTTACTGGTTGTTACAGAATCATCACCATCAATAGTTACTAGTTGAGATGTTTTGTTTCCAGCAACACCCATATCATCTTTACTTATTGTTATAATTTGAAGTGGAATGTTTCTTCCTACAGTACCAGTTCTTTCTACAACAACTTGTTTAAACGATAATGTATTCATATCTGGTGTATCAGATTCTCCACCAACTGTTCTTCCGTCTATTTTTATTGATCCTTCTCCACCATCATTTGGGAAAAATAATGGTGTGTCTGCATTATCCTTTGCGTTTTGTTTTGAGTTACCGCCTACTGGTACCCTACCAGACTGTACACGTTCTGGTGCTTCTCTGGTAATATGGTCTGCGTCCTGATTTCCATTAGGCCCAACGGGTTCCTTCATAACATGTCCGGTTTGACTTGTTCCGGCGTTATGTTCTACACTATCACCTTCTGGTATTTTTACCGACTGTAGTATTTCCTCTCCCTGTATTCTTAAACGATTTATTGCATCATCAGAATCTATTTTAACATTAGAATTTCCATTAAGAATACTAAGACCAAGGTTTACTGCTCTGCTTACCATATCCTCTTCGGGAATAGAAACTAACTGTGCACCACCATGAGACCCTACAGATGTGGAATCCGTTTCTGGTATGTTAACAATTTTACTGCCTTTATGTGATGTCAGCCCACCACGAGGAACAGATTTTGGCTGGCTTGTATATTTGGTTCCAGTGGGGTCTAAAACACTTTTAACTGTTTGTAGTGCAGTTATAGCAGGATCTGCATTAAGCAAATAATAGTTATATGCAAATTCTACTTGACGATTGACTACATTATCTGCACCGTACGTCCATTGTTGCGAGGATATTGATACAGGGCAAGCACCATGAAATGTCCAAATTGCTCTTGGTACTAATGGTAGTTTTGGACCGCTTTTAGCTAATTGAATTATAGTAATAGTTTGTTTTACACTAGCATCTTTTAAGGATTTATGACTTGCATAAATTGCCCAGGGCCTAATATTATAATCAACAAATGACATGTTTGTATCTAAAAAGGAAAGAGTTAAGTTTTCCATGCTCTTTCTACCATTAGAAATGTTTCCTTTTATACCACCGTAGCCATCGGCCCCAATCTTAGAAGTGTCCATACCATCACCAGGAATGGTTATAGAATTGGTAAATAACGCCCCCATAGCACCCTGGGCCGTGTTTACAGCAGCACCCCCGGCTAGTGTGTAGTATCCAACACCATTCTCAAGGCGTCCGGCTTGTATTGCCCTATTTAAGTCCATAGGATGCGTAAAGAAGGCAACCCATAGTGATTGAATAGGCACAGAATTTGCAGATGTTAAAATTACATTGTAAAACCAATCATAAAATGGTATCATATAGTCCTCATAAGTATTTAAGACTAAAGACCAGAAAATATAGTATTATTTATTATTTATATGAAAATTATACAAAAGGAGTAAATACTTAGGAGTATATACAAATATGAACAAAAATGATAAAATTATAATACGAGTAGAAGATGAACTAAAAAATAAGGTAAAAGTATTGAGAACAGTTTATAATATAAACATATCATCATTTTTACGTAAATGTTTAGATGATAAATATAAAATGTTAAGTGGTGAACAACATATATGAAGAGACATACAGAAGAATTCAAACATAACGCTATACTCTTATATAATAAATATAAATCATATAGTAAAGTTTCTAAAGAACTTAACGTTTCTGATGAATCGGTTAGATACTGGTGCAATTCAAAACTTAAAGAAAAAAGACTTAACTATTATAAAGATAATATACATAAGCGTAGAGCATATAATAAAGAATATTATAATAAAAACAAAAAGTCAGAAAACAAAAGAAGTAACCTATATTTAAAAACACATAGAACTTCTGTAAATAAACGAAGAACGGTGTATCATAAACATAAATATAACACTGATATAAATTATAAACTTAGGTTTACACTTAGAAATAGAATTAGAGATGTATTATTTACTCAAGGAAAAGTAAAAAATAAAAGAACTGAGGAATTATTAGGGTGTACAATAGAAAATTTTAAAAAACATATAGAAAATATGTTTTTACGTGGAATGTGTTGGAAAAATTATGGTACTGGTGGCTGGGTTTTAGATCATATACAACCATGTTCTAGTTTTAATTTAAAATTTAACTCACAACAAAAGAAGTGTTTTCATTATACTAATATACAACCTTTATGGGAAATTGATAACCTAAAGAAGGGTGCTAAAATAGAAAGACCTATATCATAAAGATATAGGTCTTTTCCAGGCTATACACAGTTGATTATTGAGCTAAACGCCAAAACTGATATGCTAGTGTAACATCAAAATCTAATGGTTTACCATCACCAGTAATATCATAGTTTAGTGGCCCAAGAGAAACTGGGTAAATACCAATAAAATTATATCTTCTAATAGGAGCTAGGTCTTTCCCTAAAAGATCCATGCTGGCTTGCTCTGTAGGAACACCATATTTTCCAGAACTTGTTGCATCGTCAAATATTTCTTTTATCCAGTTTTCTAACTTGTTTCTTATGTTAAGACCTTCATCACATCTGAATTTTAAAACCCATGCGTTTGAACCAGTATATTTTACTGATCCAGGAACGTTAAATTCTAGGCCCATAAATGGAACTGGTTGATTGGCTATTTCCTTTCCAGGTAGCGTAGCGGTTGTAACATAAAGCAAATCGTTATCTACATATGGTCCTAGGGTTCTAATCCTAAACTGAAAGTCCCTAGCAAATTCTTGGGCTTGTGCTGCTGCATAAAAAGCTTGAATACTCATCTATTATCTCCTTTTAAATATTTAGTAATGGGGCCATATTTCAGACCCCATTACTATTTTATTATATCAACTCTGTGAAATCTTGGTCTGTTCTAGTTGCATAGAAGTTGATCAAGATAAACTCAGCGGTACGTACTGGCTTAAGATAAATATCCACAACCAATTCGTTATTATCAATAACTTGTGGTGTATTATTTCTTTCGTCACAGACGATCAAATAATCATATACACCTTCATTATTCTTAGCTATTTCAAATATAGGTGTAAGAATGTTTACAACACGAGTTCTCGTAAATACCGTATTAGGTTCAAATACGAAGTATCTCATAACAGCATTCGTTGCCTTTTCTAAGACCAAGAACAATCTACGTACATTGATTCTATCGAATGCACTAGGCTTCTTTTGTAGTGTCTTCTGGCCCCAAACGGTATATCCGTCACCAGGGAAATACACTACAGGGTTTACCGCAATCCTATAAATAAGATCACGCTGCTTCTGTGTAGGATTAATGGCAATATCAGAGATTCCTCTGATGATACCGTTATTCAATCCAGCAGGAGCATACCAAGGTTGTAATGCTGCATCCATTCTGCACATAATGTTGGCTTCATATCCAGAGAATGGTAACCATGTGTGTGCACCAAGATTATCATCATAAACCTTTACCCAGTTAGCATAGGTACAAGAATAGTTTGAGTTTGATGCACCAAACAAGTTCTTTAGTGGCCAATAAATATGAGAACTAAAGTTTTTGCTGGTAT